ATCGAAGAAGGTGACATGATAGATGGTGATGTCATTAAAACTGGTGAAGAAGATGAAGAAAAAGAAAAAGCCACTAGAGAGACTAAGAGTTGGCTTAACTTTCATCCTCGTAAGAGAAAAATAAACAGGCAGATGACTCTTTCTAGTACACAAGATTATGTAGATGCTTTTACTAAAGAAGCAAATGATTCCGATCTTTACTACAGAGGATATATGGATGGACTTGCTGGTAAACCTCTAGATGAAACTCTTGCAGAAGTTGCTGATGACTATTTTCATGGTTATGATCAAGCCAAGCACTATAACTTAAAGCCCCAAGAGAGTTCACCTCAAGTTGTATACGATATTAAGGCCAATAGTAATCTTATTCCCCGTGCAGAAGAAACTCCTAAAGTTTTTAATGCTGGTCCTGCAGCTGTTGCTGCTAGTAAGACTGCTAGTGAAGAACTTTCTAAAGTTTTCCCAGTAGATGTAGTAAATAAGTTTTTTATTGAGGAATAATGATTGCTTGCCCACTCTGTAGCGGAATTATAGTAGCTAAAACCAGTAGTGCTGGTGATGAAGTTTACTGTTCTAACTGTAGATGTATCTTAGCTTCAGCTAGTTTAGGTTTTAAAATAGCCGATAGTAGTGCTAGTGTAGAACCTTGTTCAGAAGGTGGACTTCCTGGATTTAAAGGGCCTGGTGAGTCAGCTCGTTGCTATACTTATGAACCAGGTAATGATGCTCAAGAAAAGAGAGCTCAACAAAAAGCCAGACAGAGTGCTTATATGAACTCTAAAAGAGGTTTTGTAGAGCACTTAGTAACTGCAGTAACAGACTTTACTACAGCAGATGCCCCAGATCATGTTCTAGGCTTAGATGCTGAAGAAGAAAAGAAAATAGCCAGTCTATTAGATGGTGAAGAAGAAAATTTAATGGAAGGTGGAGCAGGGCTTGGAACTGTTACCACTAAAGATGGTATTAAAACACAGGGTCCTACTTCCCCTCTTAATGCTTTCTCTAGTAAATTTCACCCTTCTACAATGGATGACCAGTATTTTACACTAGAGCAGGGTAACCTTGGAAGACGTTACTTTACTTGCTGTGGTGGAGATCACTCATCTGGTAGCTGTGAATAGAATAAATGTAAATATTATGAAAACTTCTGGTAGTAACTAAGGACATAGAAAGAAAGAATATGGACTATAACGATCTTATTAGAACAGCCGAAAAGGTAACTGCTGATACTCAGTGGTTTAATGGCTCTTCAGACAGTATCTTTACCCGACTTGACCAATTACAGCAGATCCTAGATGGAATGCGTATGGCAGCTTCAAGTCCTAATATTGGTGAGTATGAACTAGAGAAGTATGCTAGTATGATTACCGAATTAGATGAGGAAAAGAGTCAGCTAGAAAAAATAGCTGGTACTTATGTAGACTTTGATGTTGAAGACTACCTAGACTCACTCCCAGGTGGATCTATTGCACGTGAATACAGACTATCTAGTGCTGGAACTAATGACCTTGGAGAAGATGATGGTAGTTTTCTTTACCGTACAGCAAGTGCTGTAGAGCAAGAACTACAAGAAGCTGATTGGATTAACTTTGTTACTGCAGGAGCTGAAATATGGGTAGAAGACCAAAATTCTTCACTTGTTAACAATGAACTTGCAGCTCGTGAAGCTGCAGTATTTTATGTAGAACAAAAGACACTACCTATTCTTGATGTAACTAAGAGAGCTACTATTATTGATAACTTTGTTACTAATGTAGAAATTTGCCGTAGAGCCAAGAAAGAACACTTGGATGTTAAGAGATCATCTCTAGAGAATAGAACTCGAATGGCTTCTCGTATTGTTGAAAGTTCTATTGATGATTCATTTGGTGATGACCTTAACTGGTTGTAAAAATGGAAGAGTGGAACGGTTTTAGGCTTCTTAAAGAAGCTATAGCTGTAAAAGCAGAAGCTCCATCACTAGCTGAGACACTAAAAAAGACTCTTGCAGAGGCTTATGTACTCTATCACACTATTCATGGATTTCACTGGAATTTAAAAGGTGAAGACTTTTATGAATACCATAAACTCTTTGATGAGATGGTTAGTGATATCTATGAAAATCTAGATCCTATTGCTGAAAATATTGTAAAGCTAGGAGAAGTTGCTCCTTTTGTAATGAGTGACCTAGTAAGAATGTCTTCCATCAAAGAAGTAGAATTATTTAGTACTGATACTAAAGAACTTTCTCGTAAATTTTTAGAAATGAACGAAGAGTATTTGGTAAATCTTAAATCAACCTTTATAATGGCTAATAAGGATAATGAACAGGGTATTGCTAATTTTATAGCTGAAAGAATTGATCAACATCAAAAATGGAGTTGGTTCTTAAGAGCTTCTTTGGGAGAAAAGTAAATGGATTCAGTCTCAGATAGTATAAGTAGAGTAGTTGCAATACTTACAGCCATTATTAGTGGTCAAGAAGAGATAGCCAATCAGCTAGTAATAGAGAGTGATCCAGTAGAACTCTTTAGTGCTCTAACTGGTATTCTACTTTCAGCCATACAAGTAGTAGCCATAGAAAATAATAAAACTACAGAAGACTATTTACAGCAATTAGCTATGCTTGCTTTTAAATCTAGTTGATTTATGCCACTTGATTTACCAGAAGGTATCTACTATAATAAAGTAGAGGAAGTACAAATAGAAGTAGAACTTCCTCAAGAAGTTGTAGAGAAGTGGAATTGTAATAACTGTGGACTAGTCTTAGAATCTCTAGTTGTAGGAGAGAATGGAAGATACCAAGGTCAGATCCAAAATGGAGTAACCAAGGCCATTACTTGGCATGGTGTACTGCCTAAGAATCAAGAAAAGGCCTTAAGGTANCTGTCTGATACTCTTCAACAAAAGACCAGTAGACATAATTTAGGACATTAAATGATTAGATATAGTAAAAAACCAGATGCAGGAACTAAGCTAATTAAGCCTATTTCTAATGAAGAAGATAGACAGCAAGCTCTTATTGCTGAAGATCCAAAAGGTTGGGATCCTTCTGGTAATGACATAGATAGTACTGACGGTAACGGTTAATAATGTCTTTGTCAAGTCTAGTATGGAAAAATTCTCCTTCTGGGTTTATTACCAGTACTAGAAAAAACTCTAACTATCTTATCGGTACAGTTATTTACAATAAGATCTCTAATTGCTATCCTGCTATTGCCTATAAAAATGGTAAGGTATTAAATATAGGTCGCTTCTCTACTGAACAAGAAGCCAAGTCCTTTATAGAGGACAATATTTATAAGAGGTAATATGACTGATGACTTAGAAGTACAGAGCTTACCGGTTACACATATTATGATTCCTGATACTCAAGCCAAGCTTGATGTTCCAACAGACCACCTTAACTGGATTGGTATGTTTATTGTAGAAGAATATCACAATAAAAATATTAAAATAGTACATATTGGTGATCATGCAGATATGCCTTCTCTTTCTCACTGGGATGCTGGTAAGAAAAAAATGGAAGGCCGTAGATACCAGGATGACTTAGATTCTGCAAATGAAGCATGGAGAATCTTAAATCAACCCTTCTATGATTTTAATGCTAATCGTAGAAAGACTAAGCAAAAAATTTGGAGTCCTGAGAGGTATATCACCTTAGGAAATCATGAAGATAGAATTAATCGTACCATTGATGTCAATCCACAGCTTGAAGGAATGCTATCTATAGATAAACTAGACTATGAAAAGAGTGGATGGCAGACAGTTCCATATACTCAACCAATCTGTCTAGATGGAGTTTATTACTCGCACTTCTTCTATAATCCCATGACAGGAAAACCTTATGGTGGGCAAAATATTGAGACACGTCTTAAGACTATTGGTCACACGTTTTCAATGGGTCACCAACAGACACTCATGTACGGACTTAGATTCGTCGCTGGTAAAAGCCAACATGGCCTTGTCGCAGGCGCGTGTTATCTCCATGATGAAGACTATAAAGGCCCACAAGGAAATGCACACTGGCGAGGAATAGTAGTTAAGCATCAGGTTAAAGATGGCTCTTATGATCCTATGTTTGTAAGCTTGGACTATCTATGTCGTAGATATGAAAATAGTAGTCTAGATAATTTTATGCTTAAAAAATATCCACACTTGTAAAACTACCTAATACTTACTTTAGCTTGAGTCCTAGGAGAATTATGTCTGAACGTAAGAATTTTAAATGTCAGTTTAACCCTTATGTAAGTGTTGAAAATCGTGAAGGTGTAATTCAATCCATTATTGCTCAGTTTGAGGGTTATTATGCTGACCCAGAAGTTACTAGTGAGGGTAATGAAAGTTTTACTCTTAGTGTAACCATGACTGAAGGATTGACTCCCACTCTAGTTAGAGACAAACTATTATTCAATTACTTCATTGATAGAGTTACAGTCTCAGAAATAATTAGAACTCTTAAACGTAGAAAGCTCCCAGTCCCTACTTCTTGGAAGAGAGAAGCTCTACTTGATAGACATGATTTAGAGATTGAACCTGAAGAAACTGTTGATGAATACACAGAATATCCTGAGGAACTACCTGATAAAAGCTATGTTTTGAGAGCAGAAGAGCCTACTCCAGAATATCTTATAGATATGGCAGATCGTAAACCAGATGGGCCAGAATTAGTACATAAGAGTAAACCCAAGTTACTCTCTACTGGTATGAAAAAAACTGCAGATCCTACTGATAGTGACTTAAATGAAGTAGGACCTGGTATTTATACTGGTTTTGCTCCTGATGTCACTAGAGAAGATCTTGCTTCCAATGAAAGATCATTAAAGGGCCCTAAATCAGTTGGTACTTTTGCAAATCATAAATTTAATTCTAAGCTGGCCACTGAAAATGATGGAGGTGGACTAGCTGGTTGGGGAATGGGTGGAACCACTACCAATTATATGACTAGTGTACAGAGTGCTCCTAGAGAAACTAAAGCTCCAGGAAGTAGTAGTGGTAATCACTATGACGGTATTGGTAGTACAACTAGCTGGTTTCATGATAATGTTACTTCTCAGGGTTTACACCCAGGAGAGACTATTCATCCTACTGGTGGAGAAAGCTTTCTTAATCAGGTAAACAGAGAAGACAACAGAGATGTTAAAATGCCTGCCTTTGCTTCTAAAGATGAAGAAGAACAGTTTAAA